CGTATTCGAAGACCGTCATTGTGGACAACACCTCCTGCCCGATTGACGAACACTCGCGCTTGTGGATCGGCATTAAGCCGACTGGCAGTACGCCGCACAACTACGAAGTGGTGCAAGTGGCGAAGTCGCTGAACCACATCGCGTATGCCGTTCGAGAGGTGGACTTCCAGTGAAGGTAAACGTGGACATCCTTTCCGCAAAGAGCATAGACGAAGCTATCAAGCAGATTGATGCCATGATTGGCAAGCTGCACAAGCTTGAGACGGAACTGCCGCGGAGGCTTGCCGAGTACGGCGCGGCTGATGCGCAAGTCCGATTTGACAATGCCGCATACGACATTCTTGCGTCCGGCGGCGGTTCGCATCCGGCAATCAGTGTTACAGCGCAGCAGACCGACAACGGGTACGCGGTTGTGGCAAACGGGAAGGAAGTCTGTTTCGTGGAGTTTGGTGCTGGCGTTTACTACAACGGAGACGGTGGCAGTTACCTTGGCACACGCCCTGTTGATATCGCTGGGATCGGAGAGTACGGAGACGGCAAAGGTCAAAACCCGTCTTGGTATTTCAAGGATGAGGCCACCGGCGAAGTCAAGCGAACGCACGGCACTCCGGCATCTAACGCCTTGTACTTCACGGCAAGAGACATGGAAGAGAAAGTAGCGGAAATCGCAAAGGAGATTTTGACCAATGATCGACATTGAGAACTACGTGTATACGCAGGTACGAAATGCAGTCAAGGCGGCTAACTCAAATGTCAGCCTGTCAAGCCTCGATATCGATGTCCCCTCGTCCCTGCCCCATGTGTCCATTGAAGAAACAGACAGCTATACGCCGTCTGGCACGATATCCACAAGCGACCGCGAGTACGCCGCAAACGTGACCTACACGGTCAAGATCTACACCAATACCACCACGGCGAAGACAGACGCGAAAGCGATTGCCACTGTGGTAAACGACACCTTCACCGACATGGGGTTTGTCCGCTCCATGAAACAGGAGATGCCGAACATTGATAGAACGATTTACCGCCTGATTATGCGTTTCCAGGGGACTGCCTGGAAAGCGTTTGACGGCGAGGACGGACACTACAACATTACTGCACGATAAGAGAGGTTTAAAATAAAATGGCTCTTGAAATTACGACTGTCGGCGCACAGGTAAAGTATGCCTTTGAAGCCACTTCGGGTACTCGCCCGACTTCCGGATACACGGTGCTGCCCGATGTGAACGAAGCCCCTGAGTTTGACCTGTCCGTTGAAACGATTGACGCGTCCAACATCACGGACACCGTTACCCGTTACGTTCCGGGCAGACAAGACCCCGGCGGCGATGTGTCCTTCACTCTGAACCACACGAACGCCGTTGTGAGCGCGTGGGACACTCTCGTAACGACCGCTGAGACAAACTACGCACAGGGCAAGCGTCTGTGGTTCGCGTATGTCTTCCCCGGCGCTGATGATGCCTATTATTGGAGCGGGCAGCCTCGGAAGCTTGGCTCTTCGGGTATCACTCAGAATAGCCTGTCCACGATCCCGGCGCACTGCGTTGTGAACGATGTGGCTGGTTGGGACACCGCCCCGACTGCCTGAGAAGACAAAACACTTTAGCGCACTAAAGCACACACAGGGGGCGGTTCGCCCCGCCTCCTAATTTCTTTTAAAGAAAGGCTTAAGCATGAAAGATAAAGACAGAAAGACCATAAAACTCAGTTATGACGGCGTTGACTACACCCTCATGTATACCGTTGCGTCTGTGCGGAAGATGGAACGAGACGGATTCGATTTTACCGCTATGGAACAGAACATCGTGAATGTTGGCTTTGATCTGTTCTCTGGGGCGTTCATCGCCAAGCATCCATACGTTCCGAAAGATGTCCGAGACAAGATTTACCTGGAAGTCGTTAGTGAAAACGAACAGGGACAAAACCTCCTGGAATGCCTCTCCAATATGCTGAGTACTGAACTGGACTTCATCATCAATAAGCCACAGGGAAACGTGAGTTGGACGATGGTCTAAAACCACCGTCCGTCTACTATCCCGGAATAGAAGAAAAAAAGAAATCTCTGGGGGAATACCTCGATGAACTATGCGCCTACTTTATGGCGATAGGAATGCCGTGGCAAGAGATCATGTACGGCGAAAGGGCTGCTTTTGATGATTATGTGCTTGCTTATGAGTACAAGAAAGCGCAGCAGAACCAAATGCTCCACTTGCAAGGCTTTTATGACTACATGGCTGTTTCCTGTTCGCTGTCTGCGGCGTTCGCGGAAAAGGGAAAGAAGGGAACGCCGTACCCGTCAAACCCGATCCCGATAACCGATGTCGAGAGGGAAGCGGAAAAGCAACGGAACATTGAGAAAACCCTCAAGTGGGTAAAGGACAGGAAACGCAATGCCTGATATTGATTCGTTATCTATTGGCGTTGAAGCGTCGGCGAAAAAGGCCACAAGCGAACTTGAAAAGCTGAAGGGCGAACTTTCCGGCGTAAAAAACGAAACAAAACAGACAACTGCGGCTACGAATAAAACAGCGGCGGCTCTTAACGATGCCGTAAAAGCAGTGTCCAGACTGTCTCAGCAAGCCAACAAAATGGGGCTTAAAAATGTCAGTAATCAGCTTAAAACATTGCAAGCCCCGATTGCGAGGCAAAGCGGCCTTGCAAGTATGGCGAAAGATGCCTCAAAGCTTGCTGACCAGCTTGAAAAGGCCGGGCAATATGACCTCGCCGCACAAGTCAGAGGCGTTTCCTCTAATCCGCTTGCCGCTGAGAACGCGCTTGTAGCTGCATCTAAGGCGGCACAGGAACAGAAACAGAGAGAGCTTGAAGCCGCCAAAGAATTTGCCAACGGCGAAAAGCTGATGAACAAAATGGTGGCTGATGCCAAGAGACGGGCCGAACGAGAAAAACGAGAAGCGGCCCAACAGACCTGGCGAGAGACACAGGAACTTCTTAAGCGCCAAGCCCAAGATGAAGCCGCCGCTGCCCGTGCATCTGCCCTCGCCGAAAAGATGCGGCATAACAAGGAAATGGAGTCCATTGCTGCCGCGAGGAAAGCCGTCCAGGAGCAGACAAAAGCAGCTACAGAGGCGCAGCGGCAGATGGCTGCTGCGGAGAAAGAGCGGCACAACAAAGAGATGGAAAACATTGCGGCTGCGAAGCTGGCGTATCAGCAGAAGCGAGACGCAGAGAAACAAGCCGCCGCCATTGAGAAAGCCGCAACCAAAGAACGCGAACGTCCTGCGCGTTCTACCACAAAGGCGTTAAAAGACCAAAAGAATATTCTTGAACGTTTGTCTGCCGCATTCAACGGTTCGTCCGGCAGAGCGCAGCAGTTTATTAAGTCCATCGGGCGAATCGCGCTGTATCGTGCCATCCGTACAGCCTTGAAGAATATCACTTCTGCGGTGAAAGAAGGGCTTACGAACCTATACACCTACTCCCAAACGGTAGGCACTGCGTTCGCCCCGACTGTTGACAATTTGCGGCAGCACGTAATGCGGTTAAAGGATGCCTTTGCTTCCGCATTGCGTCCGGCAATCGAGGCCATACTCCCCGTCATTATCCGTCTGGTTGACTGGCTGACGAAAGCGGCAGACTTCATCGCACAGGTCATGTCGTTGCTGACTGGCAAGGTTGACTCAAAAGGGCGGTACACGAAAGCCGTTCTGACAGACCTTAAGCAGAGCAACAAAGAGGCAAAAACCCTCGAAAAGACTCTGCGGCGTTCGCTCCTTGGTTTCGACGAGATCAACCGCCTTGACGATGACAGCAGCGGCGGCTCGTCCGGCGGCGGCACAGAAGTCTCCGGCGGTCTGCACTTTGAACAGGCCGAAGTCTCTGAGGCGGCTAAGAAGTGGGCCGAACGGATTCAGAAAGTTATAGACAAGGTAAAAGAAATCGGCAAAGCCATAAAGAAAGTCATTGACGATAATCCGTGGCTTCTTAAGGTTGTCGGGGTCATCGTTGCCGCTCTTGCCGCGGCGAAGCTTTTAAAGCCTGTTCTGAGCGTAATATCCGGCGTTTTAAAAGTCATGAAGAACCCGTTTGTTCTGATTGCGGCATACATCCTTGCGTCAGCAATTGCCGGGGACAAGATAAAAAAGAAACTCGATGACTTAAAGAAGAAGACGGACGGATTCTTCACAAAGCTGAAGGGCCACAATGAAATTCTCGACCGCATAATCACGTTTGTGCAAGACATCCTTGGTACGGCCCTTGAATGCATCGGGCTTATGTCCAGTGCAATCTATAAATTCGTTCACGGCGACACGAAGGGCGCGTTGGAAGATCTCCGACTGCTTGTCGGAAAGAATATTGAGTTTGTCGCCCGGATTGCCCTTAATCTGCTGAACGTTTTGCTTGGCATCTTAGAGGAAATTGTCTGGGGAATCGGCAAAGCGGTTACCTGGATTCATAACAAAATCGTTGCTCCAGCACTCAACTGGCTTTACACGGCTGGAGAGAATGTGAAGATTTTCGCCCACAACTTATGGGTGGACATAAAACTTGGTTTTGTGTACCTGTGGCGTGGAATCCTTGAGGTTGCGAACCTTGGGCTTGGAGCTATCTCTGACATCATCAACAACGCTATCGAAACCTGGAATGAAATATTCGGCACAGACCTTAAGCCCGTAAACTTCAAAATCGACACGACCGCCGTTGACCAAAAGATTGAAGAGTTAAAGAACACCAAGCTTGCGCCAATCAAGGAGACGGTAGAAGTAGTCGGTCAGTGGCGACAGCCCACAAAGCCCAACTTCAAGATCGACACCGATGAGGCCGTCAGGAAGCTGTGGCAACTGTACGACATTGCAACGAAAGCGGCAAAGAAGACCGCGGAGATCACCGCTACGGCGCGGAATCACGCTGTCGTGTGGGACGAGTCAAGCGTCCTTACCTACGCATCCGGCGGTTTCCCGTCTGTAGGAACGGTCTTCGTTGCTGGCGAGGCTGGGCCGGAATATGTCGGCAACATCGGCGGTCAGACAGGTGTTATGAACACCGATCAGATGGCGGCAGCCATGTACGAAGCAATGACGGCAGCGTTGGCGAATATGCCGCAGCAAGGCGGGGACATCTACCTTGACGGCGAAGTGATTTATCGGAACACCGTCCGGCGCAACAACAACCGCGTGAGAGCGACAGGCCGCTCCGCGCTACTGACATAAAGGAGTTATAGAGCATGAGTGCTGATTACAGCGGTACTTCCGTGCCGACCCTCAATAATTCCCCGGCCTCTTCGTGGGATACCGATGCCGCGAAGAAAAGCCACGTAAACGATTTATACCTTGTCACGGGTAGTGGCGCGTCTGCTGGCAATCTGTACGCCTTTGAAGAGTACGCGAAGCCGTTAGTGAAGAACGCCACTCCCGGCGAGATTGTCACGTTCACTGACGGCGGCGACAACGCCCCCATCACCTCTGCTTCCGTCTCGCTCTCCCCTATTCAGGATTTAAACGGGTATGACTCGCCTTGGCCAGGAGGAGCGGGGAAAAACCTGTTTTATTTTAACAGCAATCCCGGCATTTCGGCGAATGGCCTTACCTATACAGTTGTTAATGAAAACGAGGTAAAAATCACCGGAACAGCAGTCGGGCAGTCAACGGCATATTTTTGGTGGTACACAAATGGCGGCCAGGGACTTTATTTGAAAAACGGAACATATCGTATAACGGCTGAAGGCGTTGGCGGAAATAATGGCCCGTACATAGTATATAGCGGAGGCGGAAACAATGGCGTTGCTTACAACACGCTGACAAACGCAGTCCCGTCTCGAACTATAACGGTCACAGATGATACAAAACCGTTCAATTATTTTGTCATTAGAACGGAAGCAGGAACAACAGTCGATACGACTATTAAAATTCAAATTGAATCAGGTTCAACGGCTACCGCATGGTCTCCCTACTCCAACATCTGTCCCATCTCCGGGCATACGGGAGCGGAACTGAATATCGGGGCAACCTATCCAACGGCAGACAACACCTACTCCGTCACCTTTACCGATCAGGGAACAGTCTACGGGGGAACGTATGACTTCGTGAGCGGGAAGCTGAGGGTAACGTGGAAGCGCATCGTTGCCGACGGCGTAAATGTAAAAACAACGGGCGGTTATGGCGCAGGTGGGCCTTTATGGCTTCCCGCAATAATCCTCGCGCCCGCAGACTATATTGACCCCAGTGTTGCCAATTCCGGGAAAGCAAGTTATCTCTATTGGTATTACCCCACAGTACAATTGAGAGAAAATTCTATGAGCCAGGGCAACGGTGGACACGTTATTGTTCTGCACATCGGATCAATGCAAGGGACAGACGGCACGCACGGTTATAATTCTGCGGCAGAAGTGCATAACGCTGTAAATGCTTATTTACAAAACAATCCACTCGAAATCTGTTATCCGCTTGCTACTCCCCTTGAATACACCTTATCCCCTCAACAGCTTACTACTCTATTGGGGCAGAATGTTGTGTGGGGGTCTGGGACGATAACGCAACTCACGTACACATCCAACCAGTTCACGCCATCGTTCAACTGGTTCGAAACGTGGACTGTGCCGAAGATTACAAAAGACAATGGGACGGTAATCGTACTCCCAAAACCTCAGGAGTACACCCCTGAGATATACGATGTGGACGCGGCGACAACAGGCAGAAATGCGGCTGGCACAATGATTCGTGACAGAGTTGCACGGAAGCACAAGTTTAATTACAAGTTCGCGGCGTTATCTCAGCAAGATGCAACGGAAATTCTGAATGCGGTGCAAGATGTGTCCTTCACGCTTACAACCGCGTCGCCCGAAACAGGCGCGAAAACGAATTACCGTGTGTATGTGGGCGACAGATCACTGCCCGTGTACTGGATGCCGACACACGCAACAGCATCGTGGATGTACTCCTCCTTATCGCTTAACCTGATTGAGATGTGAGGGATGAAATGCAGAATTACACCCAGGATTATCTGAACAAGATACGAAGTCAGACAAGGGAGATGAAAGGCTACGTTACGTTCAACGGCGATTCGACAAAGGTCCTTGCCGGAAACAGCGGCCTTGTCTCATTAAATGTCCACCAGTCGGCTATGGAGGAAGAACGGTACTGCATCGGCTCAGTCTGTTCGTCTTACTGTGAGATGACATTCTTCAACAGCGGTCTGCCGAGCGGAGTGTCCCTTGCCAACTCATACTTTGATACCTATATCGGCATCGTTATGGGCGTTATGAATCAAGTGCCATTAGAGCAGTACACGTGCATGGGGCGGTTCTACATCACAGAGATTTCACGCGGGAAGGAAACGACACAGGTAGTCGGTTACGATGTCACAAGCCGACTCAACAAGGACTATGCGCCGACAGTGACGAAGACCGCCCAGGGCTACCTTGTCATGGACATCCTCAACGACATCATAGACCAGTGCGGCGTGAACAACGGAACGCACTTCGCGGATGTCGGTAACAACGTGTACGTGCAGCAGATTTACGAAGGTACTTGCAAGGAGCAGTGGGGATGGCTTATGTCTCTCTGCAACGCTGACGGCAAGTGCTACTTCGGTTCGCGCACTGACTTGGGCATGATTGAGGGCCGCGGTTACACTGACGGGTCTACGGTCTATGACTCTTATCCGGCCCTTGACGATGCGGTGATATATCTGGACGGCTACAGTGACGGAGATGATTTCACGGTCAACTCCATGACCACTGGCACAGACGATAGCCCTATCGTGATAGGCAATGGCGTTGGCATCAACGCGCCAAACCCCTACATGACCGAGACTCAGGCCGCGGCAATTTACAATACGCTCCACGGCGTAACGTTCACGCCAATGAACCTTCACTTCCGCGGCGACATGATGATTGATCTGTTCGACTCACTGAAAGTGTCTCAGGACGGCACTGACCATCGCTGTGTGGTTATGTCAATCGAGACAACATTCAACGGCGGCCTTGAACAGACGATTGAGTGCTGGGGCGATTCGGAAGAGTACTACGCGATGTCTTCTGGGCGCATGAACACCATCGAGTCAAAAGTTTCGACGAACTCAACGCTTCTTCAAGAGATGGCGCAATCCATCGAGACGGCGAGAGGCGGCGTGATTACCCAAGTCCTTGATGCTGACGGCACGTGGAAAGAACTTGTCATTGCAAACAACCAAGATTTGTCCCAGGCGACATCCGTCTGGCGGTTCAACATCGAGGGGCTTGCTCATTCGACACGCTACACTGGCGGCGTTTATTCCTTTGCCCTTGATGACGATGGGAACATTGTAGCCAATAGAATACAAGTCGGCACACTGCAAGACGCCGCCGGAAAGAACTCCTGGAACATGGAGACTGGCGAGTTCACGATTACAGACGGGAAAATAAACATCACAACATCTTCAGCCACATACGATTCGATCATCTTGCGATGGGACGATGGCACAAACAATGTCTCCACAACAATGTGGGCTGGCGGCATTAGCACAAGAGACAACAATAACACCGACAAAAAATGGTATTCGCTAAATAGGTGGGGTTTTGCCGCATACCAAGATGTTGGGAGCGACTCATACCCTGTCACCGTCCTTGGCTCTGGGGCATTGGCGCTTGGTGTAACAAACACGACTGCTGCGTCCAACGGCGTAAATGTTGGCGGGCAAATAATGATTTATGACACCAACGCTGTTCTTCGCACAACAATAGGCCCGACAGGGACTTTGTGGCAGTATGATGCCCAAGGGCGGCGCAGAACTTACATAGAATACGGCGACATCTATCTGTACAACAACAATAACGTGCAGATGTTCCATGTCAACTCTCAGGGCCGCGTCTATCCGCTTGGCTCATCAAACTACATCTACGACTTCATTACAGAAGAAGGGACTTCTGGGCGTTGGTGGTATAGGAAGTGGAACTCTGGTATGTGCGAACTGTTTGGTTCTGTCGCGGTAGCTTCGCGAACCTTCTCCGCGTGGGGTGCTTCATACGTTAGCGCAAAAACAGCAGCTGTCGCCTATCCGTTCACCTTCAAGTCGCGTCCGCGTGAGTTTTATGCGATGTTTGGTACGAACAGCGTATGGCTTCAGAAAGCTGCTGCGAATACCGCAACGCAATCCGCAGAGTATGAGGGCGTGAGAGCGGTAAGCGGAAGCGCTTCATTCGGGATTGACCTTTACGTATGGGGAGAACTGGCATGATAAGTGATAAATTAGCAGCAAGGTTTCATCTACCGCCGCTGGAAGAATACGGACGGCCTGAGCGAGACTGGCTTCATTCGTTCCTGGCACAGAGCGACTACGTGATTACCAAGATTGCAGAGGCCACTTATCTTGGCGAGGAAGCAGAAGAGGATTATACGGCGATACTTCAAGCGCGAAAGTTCGCCCGGAAGAGAATCAATGAAATCGAGGTAGAAGAGAATGGAAAAACCGTTGAGCCTTAAGAAATCGGATTTTACGAAGGGACTGGTTGACTTGATTAACGGATGCGGACTTCCGGCGTTCGTGGTTGCTGATATCGTCCGCGACCTGTCCACGGAAATGCAGAGACTTGCGCAGAAGGAACTGGAAGAGCAGACGGCTGCTTATTACCAGGCGTTACGTGACGAGAAGAAAAAAGCGGAAGAGGTTGCGGACGGCGAAGGAGAGGAAGATGCCTGATACAGTTATCACCGCCCTTATCGCCGGGGCTTGCGGGATCATCGGCGCGTTTATCTCAGCAAATAAGATGGCGGCACACTTGCACAAGGAGGCCCGTAATTGCAATGAGTGATGTAACTGTCGGCCAGCTGCTTGACTGGTTGGAATTCGTTTTGAAGGTAGCGGCGGCTCTTGGTGCGGTCATTGTCGGAGTCAAAAAGGCCATTAAGCCGCTCCTCGCCCCTATCGAGAAGAAAATCGATTCAGTGGACATGGAACATACGAAGAATTATCTTGTTCGCTTCCTTGCTGAAGTTGAACGTAGCCAAGAACATGACGAGATTGAGATAGAGCGGTTCCATGAACAGTACGAACACTATATCAAAATCGGCGGCAACAGCTACATCAAGGCCAAGGTGGAAAAGCTAAAAGGCGCGGGAATGCTATAAGGAGACGCGAATCATGATCAGAGGAACTACACCAACACTCGGCGCGATCTGCGATATGGACCTGTCTGCATTCAAGAACATCTGCACTGTGTGGCAAGACGACATCGCCTACGAAATCACACCCACCGTGACTTCCCTCGATTCAGGATGCATGATTTATGCCACCCTGACTCAGGAACAGACACTTTCCTTCACGCCTAACAAGCAGTACAACGCACAGATGCGCTCCATTGATGCGAACGGATTTTGCGTTGCATCGGCTGAGTTTTCGAACTGGGTTTACGATGTCCACAAAGACGGCATGATTTACTACGGAACTTCTACGGTTTCTCTTGGCTCGCTCTTCGCCGCTGGAAGCACCAACGCAGACGAAAACACTGCCCCTGATGCAGAAGAGGAGACAGCAGAGGAAGAAACCGCGGAGGAAACAACGGAAGATGCTCCCGCTGAAGAGGGGCAGAGCGAAGAACCCATTCCCGAAGAACCGGGAGAGGAGGAAGAAAATGAAGTTATCGAACAAGGCGTTTGACACGCTTAGATTTCTTGCCGAGATTGCTATCACCGCCCTCGGCGCGTTTTACAAGGGCCTCGCAGAAGTATGGTCACTGCCGTATGGGGAGGCCGTGCTGACCACATCCGTACTTCTCAGCACATTCTTGGGGGTCTTTGTCGAATGGCAGAGACAGAAGCACGAAAATGATGGAGAGGTGAAGGGATGATTCGCGTAGCACAGGCCGGGTCTGACGAGAGATACACCTTCAACGGCGGCAAGGCTGGCGATCAAAGAAAAACTGCCATCGATGGCAATGGATGCTTCTCCGGCGAACTGTCCGTGCTGCCCTGGTATAACAAGCCGTGGGACTACCTTATTCGCCCGAACTCTGAGACAGTGGCAGAGACTATGGCTGCTACCGCCGAGGCCATCTGCCGGAACAAGAACGTTGGCTATGACCAGTCTCAGGATGAGACGCTTTGGGAGGCCATTGAAAAGCTTGGTTGGAAGCAGAGCAGCATTTCAAAGCTTCCGCTGTGCGAGACAGACTGCTGCCGACTTGTTGATGTCGAAATCAGGATGGCGGGGATCACCAACATCCAGAACCTTCGGCACAAGTACACGGGCAACATTCGCAAAGCCCTCGAACAGAGCGGACACTTCACTGTGTATGACGAAAAGGGCATTGCACAGACGGAGACGCACTTGAAGAGAGGGGACTTGCTTCTCCAGGAAGGGCATCACATCGTTACCGTTCTGGACACAGCCCCGTCCAAAGGCGCACAGTACAAGATTGTGAACTGTGTTGCTTGCCACCTCAGGACTTCCGGCTCTACCGCTGGCGCACACCTCGCCTATCTTCACCCCGGCGACATCGTTTCCCTTCACGGTTGGTCACCGTCAGGTTGGGGCAAGGTAACGACAATCAGCGGAACGACAGGCTATGTCTCCCCGAAGTATCTGCAACCCGTCAGGGAATTCAAGGCCACGGAGAAGCTGTGGCTGAGAAGCGGCGCGGGGACGAACAACGAGGGCATTATCGCCATTCCGAAAGGCACGAAAGTCCCCGGAACAGGCCAGGCAGTAAAAGTTTCCGGCACAACCTGGTACGGCGTGATGTACTCCGGGTATAGCGGCTTTTCTTCCAGCAAATACCTTAAACCTTTATAAATAACTTAAGCCCCTAAAAAGGGGCTTTTTTAGTGGAATTTTCCTGAGAAAGAAGAGAAGTAGAAAGTCCGTTTTTCGGGCGTTCCGACTTAAATTCAACACGGGGTATAAAAAAACGGCTCAACAGAGCCATTTGTGAGGTGCAGATGGGGGGACTTGAACCATTGAGTATTTCGATGTTTCACACAGTTTTGCGGTGGAATAAGCGAAAATCGTTTATTTTTTGTGGTTTTTATGGATAATATTGCAAAACTGAGTCGTTTTCGAGAAAAACCGGGCGACTCATAATTCCTACTTAAAATTAAACACTGCTCGAACGAAATCGAAGAAATTTTTCATCTGCCGCTGTGTCTCTTCCTCGATTTCATTCCAGTACACCTCCTTCATCACGCCAGGGGATGACCAACCAAGAATCGACTGAATCGTAATGTCTGCTGCGCCGCGGTTGTGCAGAAGCGAGGCGCTAAAGTGTCTTAAGTCATGGAACGAGAACGGGATGACGGGAAGCGCCCTGATTGCGCGGCAGAATCGGTTTGTAATGACATCTGGATTGACTGGGACAACATTCCCGCTCTTCGGTAGGCCAGCAATCAATTCAGGGAACGCTGGCACTACGCGAACAGAAGAGGCCGTCTTCGGGGCTTTTATTATCCATTTTCTGTCGGCTGTCTCCGTTACGGCCTTGTTCACCCTGATAGAGCAGACTTTGCGGTTGATGTCTGCCGCTGTCAACGCACAGATTTCTCCACGCCGGAGTCCGAGAATAGCACCAAGTCGGATAGCGTTTGTCATGATTTCATCGTCGGCAAAATAATCGATAACCATTTTTACTTCTGCAATAGACGGCACGCGTCTACGCCTTGCACTTGCTTGCGGAAGCTTTACCCGGAACAGCCTTTCGCCGCCGTGGTATCTGTAGCATGATGTAAACACGCCGACAGCGTTCTTGATCGATTTCGGGGAATACCCTTGCCCAACCATCCAGGAGATCCACTGCTGCACTTGCTGATTCGACAAAGTGCTTACTCTCAGTTTGCCAAACCGAGACGGTTCAACCATGTTGTCATAAATCTTGTTGTAGCCTCTAAGCGTGGACGGGGACAGCACACTTGCCTTTTCCCTTATCGATCGTTCGATCATATCTGCAACGCTTCCGTCTTTGCCGCCCTCTGTGCGGTTAGCCTTAAACTGTGCGCCGAGCAGTTCTGCCTGTTCTTTTGTCGGCGCGGTAAAAGAGCGGATATGCTTTTTCCCTCGTTCGTCAATGTAGTCCAGAACCTTGACATTCCAGTTCCCGGACGGCATTAGCTTTGCTTTCATAGAAAACCCCTTCTAATTTGCCCGTAAATCGATTTTGCCTCCTTAGGCGATAAATTCCTCGCCTGAGCATTTAAAACCCCTCCACGGCTTTATAATAAAGCGAGAGAGGCATGTTTGAATTACCTGTCATCCTTTTTGTTTGCGTCAGTTAGGTATTGCAGTATTTTTGTGACCGTTTTCTTGTCCTCTGCGGAGAGTGATCGGAACATGGTCATGAATTCTTTGTCCTCATCCTCATCGATGCCGTCATACCCAGCAAGCCACAGAGGATCGCAGTTAAGGGCGGCGGCAATAAGCTGAAGTCTGTCTTCTTTTGGCTCGTATTTCCCGGAAAGGTAGCCGTGAATAAGAGCCTTATCAAGCCCTGTTTTGTTCGCGAGGTCTATTTGCCTCATCCCACGCGTTTCTAACATTTCTCTTAACCTCTTGCTAAACTCCCCCATTTTTTATACCCCACAATACTTTTGATATAATTAAGGTAGCATAGTTGAGCGTTGAAAACAACCCTAAATTTTTTAATTTTTTTTGCAAAAAGTGCTTGACATTAGTTCCCGCTTGTGGTAAAGTGCGAAGTGAAGAGGAAAGCTTAACCCTCTACCAACAAAGAAAGGACAGATATGGACTACTCGAAGCTTAAGGGGAAAATAGTTGAGAGATTCGGCAGCGCGACAAAGTTTGCAAATGCAATGGGCATGAGTGATGCAACATTATCGCAAAGGCTTCAAGGCACTTCGCCGTGGAAAGTCCCTGAGATTGCAAAGGCTGCCAAACTTTTGGAGATAAAGAGAAAAGATGTGTTAGCGTTTTTTTTGCCGGAAAGTGAAGAATAAAGCTGAACCCTATACGAAGGAGACCCCTATGAGTAAACGCACACTGAAGACAATCTTATACGGCATCATCGTAGCTGTTGACTTGGCAGCATGGGCGGCAATCGTGTTCAGCGGTCTGTGCATCGTGAACGGCGGCAGATGGAAGATGGTTATCACTTTGGTCATTGGCGCGGTGCTGGTTTGGCTGTGCGGCGAACTGGCAGACGCGGTTGACGATAAGTTTTAAAGCGGGAAAGGGAAGAAGACTATGAGCAGAACAAAGGATGCAGTGCAGATAGATAAATACGCTTTCGAGAACATCTGCATGGCGAACGGAACGAACCACAAAGAAGTCTCAGAACGGCTTGGCAAGTCACACGCTTATATGTACCAGGTGCTGAGTAACGGCGGGTATATGAGACGGACAGACTACGAAAACCTCAAGGGGCTTCTCCGCGTGACGGACAGCGACTTGGTAAAAGCCGTCCCGGTTCAGAGATCGGACGAGGTTGAGAGCATTTATCAGCCAGTCCCGGTGAAAAAGAAGACAAACATTTTCACGCTTGACGAAGAGAATCAAGAATTCGTTGACTTACTGGCGAACATTAGCGGCGCGGAAAAGTCCGCACTTGTCAACGGCATCGTGAAAGCGTACCGACTTGGCAGCGCGGCATATGAAGCCATCGCGGCTATCACATCTGAGGCTGAAGAACTCACGAACTAAGATGACTCACCCGTGTGGTTTTGCCAAGTACTCCTGGATTTTTCCACACGGTAACCGCGGCATCCATTGCTCCGATATTGGCACTCTGTTAAACCTCCAAGCATTAACCGACTGCAATACTCAGTCTGCGCCCGGACGAAAAGCGTGGAAGGGCAATTACTTTTTCGAGGGGAAGAAATGGACAAAGAGAAGATTAACAAGCTGAAGTCACTGGCTGCTCTGCTCAACGTGAAAGAGGCAGAACTCGTTTCCAAGGCACAATTCGTTGAGCCTGGCCTTGCGCGGTTAGATGATATTGACGAACGCGGCTATTACTTCGTGGTTGGCGTACTGCTTGCGAAGCATGATGTTGGAGCGATGTTATGAGTGAGATGCAAGATGCGTTCGCCAGAGGCGCGTTCAATAAGTGGTTGGAGGAAACGCCGCCGTGGATTTGCGAAGAGGGAAGCTTCATCGTGTGGCGCGGGTTTGCCTACGGGGACGGATTCAAGGCGGCATGGTATCGAGTAGCTATCAAGCGATGGGCCGACTGTGCAGAAATCTTCGTGGACTGCAACAACGATTCAATGCGCGACTGGATGCAGCGGCACAAGTCGTACATAAAGGGCAAACTGATATGGTACTGCCGGGCGGTATGGCAACTTCTCGATGACGGGTTACTTGACGCAGACGATTTCAACAAGACGGAAGACCAGTTCTTATGGGACGATGCGGATGTAGACCTCGAACCGTGGGAGAAGGAACAGCTTGAATGGGAAAGAGCGATGGAGGACAAGAGGGATTACTGATGATCGAAGTGAAAGAAGTAATTAACAAACCGACTGAACAGGATGTCAAGCAGTTATTCACTGACATTTTCGGACAGGCGAAAGCGGTTCAAGGGTGTTTCACAGACCTGGTTGAAGACCTCGCGTTTAAACAGGGAATGACCATTGACCATGCGGAGTTGACCGTATCGCCGGACATGATAACCGTGAGGCTTGGGGACTACATTCTGTTCCACCAGGTGAAGGAATGGGTGACCAAGGTTTGAGGTGTGACGATGGATCAGGTGGTTATCGGCGCGGAGAACATTGCGCTGCTTGACCTACTAAACGAGAAACGCAAGGCAAGTCTCATTGATGCGATTTGCGCCACTCTGAGGGGACAGGAAACACCGTGTTTGGACGAGGCGACAAGCATCGTTTACAACTCGATCCTGAGGGACAATGAAAATGTTTGCCCTATTACTAAGTCCTCTACCCTCTTACTTAGTAATAACTATAAATCTCAAGAAAGAATAATAAAAGAAAATGCGAAAAAGAAAAGAAAAGAAAGAAGTACCGACTCACTGAGAACTGACGAAGCCGTTTTGGCGGCGTTTGAGGACTTCGCCAGGATGCGGAAGAAGATAAAAAAACCGCTGACCGAAAACGCAGAGTCAAGGGCGTGGAGCAGACTTGAAAAGCTGTCTGAAGGTGATGCCGAGTTGGCAGTAGAAATATTAAACCAGTCTGTTGACCACTGTTGGCAAGACCTATACGAACTGAAGGACGAAGACGAAGCCATAAAGGCCAAGATGCCGGAGACAAAAGCAGAACAACCGACATTGCACAGAAGCCAAAAGGTACAGAACGCTTTCGGTTTTGGAACAGAACGCGACACTGATTACAACGCCATTGTTTGGCAGAGAATCAGGGAAAGGTGGGCAGAGGAAGAAAACGAAGATGATAACACATAGATTCACAGTGTACGGCGATCCCAGGGGGAAGGGAAGACCGAGGTTCACGCGGAGAGGACACACATACACTGACCAGCCGACAGCCGAGTATGAACACGCAGTCGCTAACGCCTGGAAGGGAGAAGCACTCTGCTGCATAGAATCCGAGCCGACAGAAATCACAATAGACGCTTTCTTCAAGGTGCCTACAAGCCTGTCGAAGAAGAAACGGGAAGAGCTTTTCGGAACAGCTTTCCTCCACAAGCCGGACGCTGACAACATCGGCAAGATCGTCCTCGATGCACTGAACGGACTCGCCTACCAAGATGATAGGCAAATAGACAGGCTGACGGTGAATAAAAAGTATGTCGGGTCTGATGATGAACGGCCCAGGGTGGAAATAACAATCATAGGCGGTGGGACATGAACGATGAAAACACGGCGATCCGCAAACCCGCGCTGATGAACAAATACGTGGTTTTCAAGAGCGTTCACAGACGGTACGAATGGGCCATTGAGTGGGAAGAGACTACGGCAGAAATCCTAACACTTTGCGGGAAGTCTCCAAACTTGGCGGCAGAGAAGATGGAGATCGCGAAAGAGTTGAAGCGTGAAAAGCGGAAGATCTTCCGCGAAGGACAGGAAGAATGACAGGACTAAAAGAGGCGAGAGTTAATAAAGGTATTAGCCAGGCAGAACTGGCGGCGGCAATCGGCGTATCTCAAACGGTGGTGTCAATCCTGGAAACGAACGACATATACCCTGGCGATGCGCTATCCGCGGAGATCCACAGCGCGCTTGGCGATTTCGGGAATGAAAGGAGAGAGAACAAAATGTCACAGAATCAGAAGGTGCTTAAGTACATGATCGATAACGGGAAAATAACACAGAGCGATGCAGTTGCCTTCCGTTGCTTCAGACTTGGCGCGAGAATCCACGACCTGAGACGGGCCGGGTATCGGATCATCACTGAAACAAAGTACTACCGCAACGAGGACGGATGCGGACACTATGCGGAGTATAGGCTTGCAGAGGCAACGGCATGAACACTGGCGAGTTCGCGTACAGCATACTGCAAAGCGTCAGGACGAGAGATGATGCATACGCGGCTTTATGCTCAACGGTTATCCTCTTCGCTTGCAATGATTACAGAAAAGCGCGGCTGAGAGGTGACAGATACGGAATGTACAAGATAGAACGGTTCTTCAAAAGTTGGGCGTTTGATGTCTATTCGAGAGGCAGGGTGTCTGGTGAATACATTCTGCGGAAGCTGAACGAAGAGACGATAGAAGAACTGAGGGAGCGGTACAGACTGACGGAAGGAGTGGAGGATGAGTAAACCAAGGGACAGAAACAGCGGAGGGCTGACATTCACGGCAGCACTTCAGATAGCGTTCATCGTGCTGAAGCTGTGCAAGGTGATTAGTTGGTCATGGTGGTGGGTGCTTGCCCCTACCTGGATAAGCGCAGTGATATTGATTGCGCTGGTGATATGGATGGTGAGGTTGCAGAAATGAAAAAGCCGGAAGAGATGACAGTGCCGCAGTACAACGAACTGATGATGAAGGACGCGGAAGAAATGCTGAATAAGGCTTTGTTGTGCGTTGCAGAATCGCAAGCAAGACTGCAAATAGCTACCAACACGTTGAATTCCGCAATAGAAACGATAGAGGCGGCAAAGAAGTGAACGAGGAAACATTTTTCGAAAAGATAGTGAAGGTGAGAGTTGTCAGGGGGCGAGTTCAGAGCGCAGGTGACTGCTGCAAGAGAGAACTGCTCGAAGACAGAATCCGGGAAGTACTTGACACCGTGTATAAAAGACCTGTTCGTTCGTTTTCAATTTCGATTCATGCCGATACTGAGACGATACCATTCATTGAGTACCACATCGAGGAAATGGTGCTGCCGACAAAGGAGGCGGCGAAGAAGTGCTAACGCATTTAAGCCTGTTCTCAGGGATCGGAGGTCTTGACCTTGCTGCTGAAATGGCGGGGATCACAACGGTTGGACAGTGCGAGTGGGCAGAGTACCCAACAAGGGTTTTACAGAAACATTGGCCTGATGTGCCGAGATGGAAAGACATACGAACATTAACGGGGGAAAGCTTTTATGCGCGAACAGGATTACCAACAGTTGACATTATTTCCGGGGGATTCCCGTGCCAGCCGTTCTCTGTTGCCGGGAAGCGAAACGGCAAGGATGATGACCGTTACCTCTGGCCTGAAATGCTCAGAGTTATTAAAGAACTCAGGCCCACTTGGGTGCTTGGCGAAAATGTGCCTGGAATCATCAATCTGGCACTCGACACGGTGCTTGCTGACCTGGAAAACCAAGGCTACGAAAGCCAATGCTTTGTTATTCCAGCTTGCGGTGTCGATGCCCCGCACAAAAGAGAAAGAGTCGCTATTTTGGCCCACTCCATCAACGGGAGCGGCGCTGTGCGGCGGGACGGGAAACTTCAAGACTCTGAAGAAGATGGCAGAGAAGGGCCTGATAACGGAAGAGGAGAGGCGGCAGCTTTCACAGGGGAACGGCGGGAAAACGAACCCGGAACTGGTGGAATGGCTGATGGGATACGAACGGCAGTTCACGAAGCTGATGCCAACACCGACAGCAAACATGGGCGCGGGATCGCCACGAAACAGAACATGGGGGGGGCAAAGCGTACAGAAGCAATCTAAGAGAACTGCTGGAATGCACTCCGCTTGGGAAGATTGGCCTGTCGAACCAGGAGTGGACAGAGTGGTTGATGGGCTACCCCATAGGGTGGACAGACTTAAATGCTTAGGCAACTCGGTTGTTCCGCAGCAGTTTTATCCGTTCTTTGAGGCGATAGCGCGGATTGAGGGCAGCGGTGCAACACATTAGTACAGACTGTTGATTTTCAGCGATTTTGTTGCATGGAGGGATAGCAATGACAATCGACATGATCGGAGAGGAATGCCCCAGGTGCGGCGGCAAGCATATAGTCGTGACGAACGAATACTTGAACACCACGGTTTTCGAGGCACGGGAACAGCTTGACTGGGTGGTGCTGTGCAAGGACTGCGGACAGAGAACGTGGGCGGCGTTCACAAGAGACAAGGCGGTGGACAAATGGACGAGAGGAGAAACGTTTTGAAGGTAGCGAGTTTCGAAGAGAGAGAATGGATAGACCCCTGGCGGGACAGAAGACCGATGACGGACGATAAGGTTCTTGTAACGGCTTATGATTGGTATAAAAATCATCTTATAACGACAACGGCCTGGTACAGAACTACCGCGCCAGACCTGGATAGCGGGATCGTAATCCTTCCGTGTTACGGTTGGAGCATTCCGAATGTTCTTTACTGGATGCCGATGCCAGAACCGTATAACCCGGCAGAAGAGGAATAGACGGCGTTATGAAGATCGACTTTGACGAAGAGAAACACGAATACTCAGCCGGAGAAGTGAAGATACCGAGCGTGTCAGAGATCCTTGGTCGGCTGTCAGAGGACAGATATGACGGGCTGAATCCGTGGATGTTAAAAGCCGCCGCGGCAAAAGGAACGGCAGTGCATGAGGCTTGCGAACTGATTGACTACGGTTCAGAGCCGGAAGAAGACCCAGAAACAGACGGCTATCTGCTGGCATATCAGAACTTCCTCCTTGACCATGAGGTTGAATGGGAAATGATTGAGGGAATCGTTTACTTCTGCCGTGTCCCTGGGGAGTTGCCGCTATACGCCGGGACGCTTGACAGGTTCGGAACGGTGGACGGTGTGCCGACCGTGGTTGACATTAAGACATACGCATCGCTTTCCTCAGAGTCACAGCTTGCGGCATCTTGCCAGACTGCGCTGTACCGGGACGCACTTGAAAGCATGGACGGCTGGCAGAGAGAAAATGCAACACGGAGAGCGATCCTACACCTAAAGAAAGACGGCGCGTACCGTTATATTGACTTAGAAGAATGGGACAACAAACACGGATTCAACAGCCGCGACACGGCGTGGATGATGTGGAACGTGTGGAACAACAAGGACAAGGCGCTGAAGACGGTGCGGAAAGGAAAGAAATAAAAAGCAATATCCCCTGTGGTGGATCGGGTAGACACACGGCGAGGCTGAACTCTCCGGCACAGAGCAGCCGCATTTAATAGCAGTCGCAACAGCAATAGCCGATAAGCTGTTCATGCGAGGTTCGACTCCTCGCCAGGGGAAGTCCTAAGTAAATATAGGTTTCAGGAAGGAGCGCGCCCGAACCTGAGTAAAATGGGGGGCATATCGGAACGTAGCTCAATGGCAGAGCTTAGCCACTCCTAAAAACTGGATGAAACAGGAAAGGGCATTTACTGTTGGTTGAAGGTTCGATTCCTTCCGTTCCGATTATGCGCAGGAGGTAAGAAACGAGCCTGAACAAGTACTTATCTCTCAGGACTGCGCAGAAGGCTCAATGGACGCAAAGAGCAATGCCGTGCATAGTGTAGCGGAGAGCACGCCGACGGGAGGGAGATGTTCAACTCATCTTGCACGGATTATGCCCCTTAGCCAAACGGTAAGGCATCGGATTTTGGCTCCGATTAGTGTCGGTTCGAGTCCGACAGGGGCTGTAAGCCGCTTTCAAGAAAAGCGGATATAAACAAAGGGGAGGAGATACTTATGGCATACGTGATAGACGATTCTGTTTTTCAACACTCAGAAAGGGCAGTTGTTAAGGACTACGGAGATAAATTTGGCGGTTGGTGGGGATGGGAAACAATCGAGCTATCCAAAGAAGACATGACAGCACTTATGGATGGCAAAATACTGGAAAGCTGTTGCGCGGGAGAATACGGGGTGCTGATAAGGATGGAACGAGATGAAGATAACGATTAAGTGGCTGTGCCGTCATAGCTCAGTTGGTAGAGCAATCGCTTTGTAAGCGATAGGCCGAGGGTTCGAGTCCCCCTGGCGGCTTGAAAGGAGGGAAAAATGAGCGTACTAATTAGTGGAGTGAAGATGCCGAGAGATGGCGAGATGATCGACCTTGTAATCACATCGGACGGAATTGTCCGGGCATACGACAATGAAAACGAGAAGATCGGCAAGGCGGTTGAACTGCCAAAACATGGAGCGTTGATAGATGCCGATTGGCTTAAAGAGGAATGCAAAGAACCAGAAGTCTGGTGTGAAACAGAAACGCAGATGAAAAGAATATTGGCAAATGCGCCTGTTGTTGTTATCCCGGCAGAAATGGGATTAAGCCCAGTAATGCCAATTACCAACGCCGACCGCATCCGGCAGATGTCTGACGATGAGTTGGCAACATTATTCGGTGATGCGTGTGCGTGTCTCTATAACGATGCTGATGTATGCGAAAAGTGGGACGGTGCTTGTGACAGGTGCTGGCTCGATTGGCTGAAACAGGAGGCAGAACGGAGCGAAGAATGAGCATGGTAGAACTGAAAAACTGCGAAAATTGCAAGCACAGGAAGATGAGAAAAAGCCGAGGGTACCCGTGTATGTGTTGCGAGTTGCTTAACCCGATTAGTTTTAATTCGAAATGGGAAGAAGATGATGATGAAAGGAACGAAGAATGCCCAAAGCAAGAGAATACGACCCCGTAATAGATTTTCCTAAGTATTGGTGCGGAAATTGCCAGTTGCGAATTTATTTTGCGAGACATTATGACGTCCATTTAGATTGGAAAGATTGCCCTTACACGTGCAGATACAAAGAAGAAATGATGGAACTGGAAAAGACAGAAAGAAGGATCGAAGATGGAGAAAATTAAGCCTTGCCCGTTTTGCGGCGAAGAAGCCACGGCACTTGTGTCAAAAAGTTATTCTGAGGTGGGCTTTTCCTTCACAATCCGTTGCAAAAAGTGCGAAACGGTTGAGATGGCGCTAGAAAAAAGAGTTATATCTTGCAGTTTTGATGAGATAACCGATGCCATAAACGCGGTTATCAGCAAATGGAACAGAAGGGCAGAAAGGAGTAGTGATGGAGAGGCTTAAATCGATGATTTGCCCGCAATGCGGCGGCACGGTAAACAGAGCGACAATGATTTGCGAATACTGCGGAACGCGATTCAGAGAAGACGATAGCGGCGTAAAGATCGAGGTGCTGCACCCTGGCGTTCGCGTTTTAAGCACAACGGTTGAAGTGCCTGACGAATTTATGTATTCCAGCCCGAAAGACGCGGCAGCTTACGCTATCGACCGCATGGCAGAGCAGTTTGCTGAATGCATAGCGCCGTATATAGATGTCAAAATGCAAATCGATCCAGCCGTTATGAAAACGCGATTTTATGCGAGTTTGCGAGTGATAGAAAGCAAGCATAGATTTTAAAAGAAGGGGAAACGAAGTATGGATTTAACCACCTTTAACGAGTTTGCGAATGTGACAAAATGCTCAGGAGAAGAGCAGAGATGTGAAACCGTCAAAGAACTGTTAGAAAATATGGGGACTATCCTCGGAGAAATGGGAAATCAAGTAGGCATGATTTCAGATGCCTTGTACAGAGGCGGAAATAATGGAGAAAAAGAACCGGCTAACGAACCGTGCGCCATGCCGCCGATGGTTGTCGTCATGCGAGGGCAGAGAGACGCTGCAGAAAATTTGCTAAAAGAAATTGTAAAAATACGGGATGCGTTGTGGTGAGCGATTTGGTCAGCAGAAAGGCGGCGCTTGACGAAATTGACAAAAATAGGCGAACTCTTTTGTCTCTTGGAATGAACGTAGAAGAATACGTTCTCTTCCACTACTGCAGACGAGTAATAGAGGATCTTCCGACCATTGATGCCGTCCCTGTTGTGCGGTGCAAAGACTGCAAGCACTGGGATAAAACATGGACAAATGACTGGTCTCCTGACTATCACTATTGCCCCATGATAGATGGAGTTCGTAAAGGCGATTTTTACTGCGCTGACGCAGAAAGGAGAACCGATGAATGACTTAATCAGCAGACAGGCGGCGTATGATACGCTTGCAGAATATTACCATCTAAGGACGGAAGAACAGCACAAATCCTTAAAAGAGGCGCTGAGCAGAGTAACGACCATTGATGCCGTGCAGGTGATCCGGTGCAAGGACTGCAAACACAGAGACGCGCAAAATGGTCTCTGCGAAGGGCGAGGATGGCCGACGCAATTAGTCCCTGACGATGGTTTTTGCGACAAAGGGGAAAGGAGTGAAGATGGCAAGTATAAAATTTGAACCGACATGTTCAGCGTGCAAAAGGCTGATTTATGGGAAAATTGACTGTGAAACTTTTCCAGAAAACGTCCGTGGAGTCGTTATTCCGTACTCCACCATAGAACCGCAAACGTGTCCATACTGCGGCGCTTTTTTTGAAGATATCATAGTACCTATAAAGTTGCCATATTACAATGAGGGCGACTGATGGAAAAGAAAGTTAAGCCTTGTCCATTTTGCGGAAGTGATAATGTTTATGTGACCTTTGAACATGGATACCTTGACGATTCCGCTATTGTTTTTTGTAACGCCTGTAAAGTAAGTGTAAAGTTGGAAGATAACGATCAAGAGGGGTTCAATGATACTACAGCCGAGAGGGCTGTCGAGGCGTGGAACAAACGAGCAGAAGGGAGCGAAGAATGAACGATTTAGTCAGCAGAAAGGCGGCGATTGATGCGCTATGTACAGAAGGTACACGACTTGAACGCAACGGAACAGTTGCAATGGTTGAGATTAAACAGTGGTGTGTAGATATTTTGGAGGCATTGCCATCCGCACAGCCAGAAACAGCAAAACGCATTGTATGTAAGTCGAGAGACGGCATGACACTCTGGTATCAGTGTGATATGTGCAACGAGCCTGTGGACGCACAAGATATCTTTTGTCGTGGATGCGGAAGGAGATTGACTGATGGATGATGTAATCAGCAGACAATTAGTGATGAAAACACTTTGTGAGAGAAGATGCGGAGACAAGCCAAAAGGATGCCCTTCTGGATTTTGCACTGAATCGTTGGCGGTGGACTGTATCCCATCCGCACAGCCGGAACAGCGGTGGATTCCGTGTAGTGAGAGATTGCCGGAAGTAAACGAGAGCTGCCTTTGCACCTACGAGTTCAACGAAGGCACCTGCGTTGATTTTGGCCTATATACGAAGCGCGGTTGGTTTGTTTCAGGCGTAACTGCTTGGATGCCGAAGCCAGAACCGTACAAGGAAGAAAGGAGCGAAGAATGAGTGAAACGGCACAGATTATCTTAGCGGTCAGCGTTGGTATTGTCTTACTTGCGGCGGCGTTTGCCGTGACTGTTTTTGCAATCGACACGATTAAGGGGTGGAAGAATGACAAGGCGTGATGAAGCGATGCAGATGCTTGACCAGTTGGAGGACGCGCTTTTTGCGATAGAGAAAGATGTCTACTGCGGATTTGACACAGGGGCAACATCGAAAACGTTTCTCATGTTTGCAAGGGCGGTCTACTGGCTGATGGAAAGATATATAAGAGAACATTAAGGAGATATAAATGGATAACGAACTGATTGTTTATGAGCAGAAACCTGAAGCGATTGTGACCACAAGAGGGGGCAATTATGTTCTGACTGTCCCAGGAGTTAGTGAAAAGAAATTCGTGCTGAAGCGCGGAGAGGACTTTGGGATCATCAAAAACAAAAAGGGCGAAAAGGCCGTTCCGAAACCTTTTTTGTGGAAGAGTGGCAGCGAAGCCGTGTTCAAGGCATACGGTGTTTTTGCAGATTACATCACAGAAGCAGCAATAGAAAGAGCAGACAAAGACCCACTGTTTTTCTACCGAATCAAGTGCGAACTGTATACCTATCAGAACGGACAAAGAATCGTTGTCGGGGCTGGCGTAGGGAGTGCGAACACGGCAGAAAAAGGGAATGGCTTTGACGGGCCTTTCGATTCAGCCAACAAGGCCCTTAAAAAAGCGAGGAAAAGGGCAGCAGTAGACGCGGCGATTAACCTTGCGTGTCTAAGTGGACTCTTTTCGCAAGACGAGGATAATGACGATTTTATGAACGGCGCAAATGACCTTGCCGCCACATTGAAAGAGGATGCCCCGATTACAAGCAAGCAGCTTCGGAGGGTGTACGCGATGGCGGCGAATGCCGGGCTGACGGCGAACGAGGCAAAGCAGAAGATAATTGCTGCCGGGTTTGCCAGCACAAAGGACATCACGCAGAAAGATTACGAAAGGGTGTGTAAGCTTTTCGAGGAGGAGTAAATGGACAAGTACGTTCCTGATTCGCTGACGCTGGTTGCAATTACGTGCAACGTGAAAGAGGCTTTCGACAATATGCTTGAAGAGGCAAGCGCAGACGGGGACGAAGCACTGTTTGACTACGTAGAAGGGCTACAGAAGGAGTTTACAGACAGGTTGAAGGGTGAACTCCTTCTTGCCCTGATACAAGAGAATAACGAGGCCGCAGAAGAGGCCGCGGAAGAGGAGCAGAAAGAGAATGATTGAGATTAAAGTCGGTGGGATTTATGAATGCGCGGACATGAAGCACGGACAAGGGCAGAAAGGCGAATGGGCCTTGATTAAGGTCAAGGCAAAGAGGGGCTATGACTCAGTGAACCTGTGGGCATCAAACGCCGGAAGCATCATCGGCGCGACTGCCGTCAAAGTCCTGGAAATCCAGAACACAAAGCTGTCAAGCCGAGAGAAGGACGGAAAGTGGTACAAGGATTATTCCGTGACCGCGAAGCTGGAACGCGCAGAGTCCGGGAGACAGGGAGCGGGAAGCAACAGCGGAGACGATTTCCTTCCTTCCGCAGAAGACATCGACAAGCTGTTCATGATGTAACGAGGCAGAAGGGATGGCAAGACCAAAACTGACGCAGAACGACCTGACGATCCGCGAACAGGCGCAGATAACGACTAACGCGGAAGAGAACAAGGTCATGACCAGGCATTCACTCAATGGGTTGGCGGCCCAACCTGTGGACTTGCTTGACACAGAAGCCGTAGAAAGACGGACGATGGAATATATAACCGACTGCATGAACACTGGGACAAGGGTAACGCCGCCCGGCCTGGCTCTGTGGCTTGGCATCAATTCCGCAGACCTTAAGAACTGGCTTACAGAGATAGGAACAGAAGAACACAGAAAGGCGGCTTCCCGCATTTACCAATTCCTTCATGCTGCCTGGGCCGATGTTCTGATGGGCGGTAAAATCTCCCCGTCGGCGGGTATGTTCCTTGGGAAAAACTGGTTCGGCTACAGAGAAGAGCAGCGGATAGAAACGGCAGAAACGGTCGAGAAGGTCAAGACACTGGATGAGTTGCAGAAAGAGGCAGAAGCACTGCCGGACATAACAATCATAGAAACGCAGAAAGGCGGCAGAAAATGAGAATGAAGTTTGAACTTGGGGATAAGGTCAAAATACTGGACGGCAGAACAATCGAACAGAAACGTTTGGGTCAGCTATGGCTCAAACCAATGGATCATATGGTGGGGCGAGTCTTCACCATTTCAGAAACTGATTATAAAGCCAACGTTTTCCGTGTTGGTGCAGAACCTTATTGGTTTGACGAAAGCTGGCTCGAACCAGTGACCGCTAACCTTTCCACCGAGATAGACATTGAAGCCCTTAAGTCGGAATTGAAAGATGCAGTACGTGCGCTGAGTAGGAGTTTTGGCATGGGAAGAAGTGCTGACACAGAAAGCAACAAGGAACTCAGACCGCACCACATCTACAAAGGCGGCAGAAAGCTGGTAGTGCTGTGGAGAGACGGTACGAAAACAATCGTAGAACGCGCAGAAGACGAGCCGGACAGCGCATACGCGGCCTTTACGGCGGCCCTTGCGATTAAGATTTATGGTAGCAATAGCCGCGTCAGAAAGATCGTAGAAACGACAGAAGAGCCGCAGAAGAAGAAAAAGAAAGCGCAGAAGGGACAGAAGGGCGAAAAATGAGAGACATTGCAGAAGAGCAGAAAGCCAGAAATGCCGCGGCTTTTGCCTGGTGGCTGCACGTGAGGCGCAACCTCATACCATGCCGGAACAGGACGCGCCTTGACGCAGAGGGGAAAGTGCGTATGCGGAAAGCCCTTGTCACGTACTACCTGAGGCGACAGGAGGCCAAAAAGCCGAGCGGCAAATGACGCGAAAGGCACACATACCTCTGTGACTTTATAATATGCCCGTAGCGGCGTTTTAATGGCGCGGGTGAGCAATTCCTTGTCTAAATGAGTAAAATGGCTTAACGGGGCAAATAGCGGCCTTCTCGCGTGTGCGCGTAAAATGCGTAACATTTAAACATAACACAAACAAAACATAATAGGCAATACATAAAAAAGGGGGGCTTTACGCCTCCCATTGTTTATACTGTCTGTTTTAGTCCTCGAAGAATGCAAGCCGCCGCTCTGCTGCTGCAATGTCATATTCAAGGCCGCGCCATCTTTGCGTGTTTTTGCTAACCCCCATGTATGCAAGCTTATCGCGTTTATTGTAAAGCCCTTCCAGGACGCGGCGCAGTCGCTTCGCTTCCTTCTCTCTGTCGATCCCGTGGAAAGCTTCGTCTTCGTCCGCGTCATCCGGCAGCGGTTCGAACGTTTCACCGGGGAATAAATCGGTTTCCGCTAATATTTCATAGGCCCTGGCGCGGGTCTTCGGGTCTTCGATCTGCTCTATAAAAACATTCTTTTCCATTGTTTCGGCTTCCTCGTCTTCGGTTTCTTCGTCATCATCCAGGGCGCAGAAGGCTTCCTCATCCATGCGCCGCTGCTCGTCCTTCCATCGCGCTATCAAGCCCATACGGGGCGCAGAAGGGGCGTTTTCCTCGTCTTCGTCATCATCCGCAGAAGGGGCAGAAGAGACAGAAGCGACAGAAGCGACAGCCGCAGCAAGCTCTTTCCGGGCGGCTTCCAATTCGAGCCGCGCCCGCCTTGCTTCCCGGTCTGCTTTCCGGCTTTCCTTCCGGGCCTTTGCCGCCTGGCGTTTTTTGTGGATCTCCGACACGACGGCCCACACAAAGCCGAGAATAAGCCCATAGCGGCAGATTTCCCACAATTCACCGCCGACGGCGTAAGCGATAAAGCAAAAGATGATAAATAGCAACATAGCGAAAACCTCACTACAAATAGTTTATTACAATATACTTTTCCCGTCAATTAGAAATTCGCGGCTTTAGCGGTAAAACTTGCCGTTTATTTCGTAAATCGGCGGCATTACTTCAAGGCCATGAGGGAAAACGTTTTTTATAAATTGCTCTGCATTTCTTGCGCTTTTGAAGGTGTGGAACTCTTGCCAGCCTTTACCCTCGCGGATGGCCACAAAGTATGCGCCGCGCGTCCCGGCGTAACGCTCAATTTTTAAGCCGTTAACAATTTTTACTGTTTCGGTTGTCATTGTCTTTTCTCCTTTCCCGAAAATAGTAGTTTATCTGATTACCAAAACGGGCCGAACAGTCCCACGCGGCAGCTATGTAAACATACTCACTCTTTGCTTTTTCAAGATCGGCGATTTCGCGCATTTCTCTTGTTTCAACGCTCCCATCTGCACGCTCAATTATGATTTTTCCTGTCATTGCTATTTCTCCTTTCGTGTTTTGTTAGGCTTCGCGCCAGTATGTCCAGCTTTCGACGTGCTGTAAACCGTATTTTTTCAAGTAGGTATCAACTTTCTTTTCGTGTTCTTTTGCTGCTGCTTCGTATCCTTCACGGATCGCGTCCAGTTCTTCAAGCGTGGGAATTCTGTACTTGCTGCCCCATTTTTCAAAGTGCGCGCCGGGCAAATCCTTGACAAAAGCAGAACCGCCGAACGCCTCCAGGACTTCCCAACCGCGGAAGAATTTTAAACCTTTAAGCGGGGAGCTTTCCGGCTGCCCCATGTAACGAGTTTCTGCAATTGCTAAAACCTGACGCGGGAGGCTGTGGCTTTCTTCGTGCATTTCGTATTGTTCGCTGATGCTTTCAAGCCAGGAGCGGAACTCTTTCATATTCTCGCGCTTAAAGTAGCTTTCACTTGTTCTTGCCGTGTGCGCCATGTGTGCCGCGTCTTCTGCGTCATAGCCAGATTCCCCGAAGCAAAACCGCTTTTCGATGTTCTGTTTTTCAATGTCGATGAAATCGCCGTTTTTAAACTCGATCAGCTGCGCGGCCTTGTTCGTGCAGTAGCTTGTCATTTTGTCGTTTCCGTGCCATACATCGCGGGAATAGATTTCATAAAGTTTTGCTTTCTGTTCTTTGGTCAACATTTTTTCTTTCTCCTTTGTTTGTTTTAGATAAAGCTTTCTTTTCTTTATCTGTGTACATTATAAGGCTATGACCCCATTATGTCAATTTATTATATAAGGTCATAGATCCGTTATACTTAATAAAATAAGGTTTCAAGCCTTATTTCGTAAGGCGTAAAGCCTATTGACAAGGGGGGCGGATCGGTGTACAATCGCAGCATAAAAACAAAGGGGGAAGACATGGAATACAAAAACAATAACGACATCCGCGCAGCGTTAAAAGCCGCGGCAGCGATCCAGGGCGCAAGCCTGGCAGACATTGCGCGAGGGATGGACATTGCCCCGCAAAGCTTGCAAGACATGCTAAGGAAAAAGCATATAGGATTTGACGATATAGCCAGGGCGGCGGCGGTTGTTGGTTGCAAGCTGCTGTTTGAGATCGTGCCGGAGACAAGCCCCACGCCAGGCGACACCATAACACAATAGTTATATATTACCGCCATTATATAAACGTCGCATTATATATAACCCGTGTGTTATAAATAACTCATGAACCATAACGCATGATCAATAGTGCGACATATTCCATAATTGTGTATACAATACTATTGTAATATTCAATAGGCGCAATATATAATTAAACTATGCAATTAAATAACTATGTCAGTAGGCTACTAGTAATGTAACCTACTACCATATAGGGAGATGAACGCTTTAGCGCTTTAACGCACTAAAGTACTTTGTGAAATAATTAACAATGTCTCCGATCCGGCGGTCTGTTTTTGAATTGTGCGACAACTTGAAACGGCTTAATTTTGGAATTGTGCAATAATCCGGCGCAATTCTTTTTTTTTGCGCAAATAGTCTGATAAATAGGCCCTTGCTGCCGTTTAACTCTTCGTGAAATAAGTCTTTTGCGAATAGTTGCCGATCCCCTATGCTTTAACGCTTTAACGTGCTAAAGTGCCACCACTGGGGGAAGTACCGCCCCCGTCCAGGCCGCCGGTTACCCCCTTCAGTAGCCGGAAAATTTTGAATAGCCCTTTTACGCTTGTAATAACAATTCGTCCATTTATCCCACTGCATATCCATATTACGCATCTGTTAGCCCGTCTTACCCGATCCGAGTGATGACCGATTTAACGCCTTGTCGGGGCCGGAGAGTATGCCATACTGTCAGACAATAAAACAAAAAGACAGAAAAACTTGTCGGCGAAACATTGCATCTGAGGGGTGAGTTTGGTAATGATAGAGATGAAGTTTTCATAGAGACTTCTTCCCCCGCACGGTTGACGATCAACTAAAAAAGCGTGGCGGTGGGCTGCGACCGCGAGAAAGGAAACGGCAGCCGGAGTTTGCGGTGGTTCTCCGAGAAAAGCCCTTGGGGCCGAAAAACCGCTTTACAAGACAGGGAATCCAGAAAGCGTGTTTGCTTGGGCGCGCCGGATTTTCATAAGAGTTCTCCTTTCTAAAAGGTGGCTGCGGTTCTGGTACAAGCGCGGACGGTGTTAAACCCGTTTACGCTTCCGTGGTTCGACTCCCGGCACAGCTATTCGCCATTTCTAAGTGGTGACAAATTGCCATTTGGTAATCCTCCAACGGTAAGCCTCATAGACATCGTGCTATGGGGCTTATTGATTAAGAAGCCGGGAAAGGGGCTGTTTTTGCGTGGATAACAGAGTTATCGAGATATACAGAAAATTCATCAAGCACAAGCTGTACGATAAGGCCCTGGATGTGCTGGAAGCGTCGTATAGAGAGGACAAGCGCGGGACATATCCGCTGATCCAGAAATACCGAATGGGTCAGACGGCTTTAGCGCGGATGGGGAAGCCTGATGCCATGAAGCTGTTGCGTCGGGCGTACTTCCTGACGGCGCGGGACTACTTTGACGATTTCTGCATTGCTATGGAGTGGGAGCGTCCGGCCTTACAGCGGTTCTACTTGCCTCGCCGGAAACAACTGCTGCCGATTGTGCGGCAGATGCAGAGGCTTGTTGATGACGAGATAGACATCCTTTGCATCTCTCAGCCGCCCGGCACTGGAAAGAGCGGCCTTGAACAGTTCTTTCTGGACTTCTGCGTGGGGCGCGACCCTTTAGACGGGAACATCATTGCCTCGCATAACACCGCTTTTTTGCGGGGGATGTACGAAGAGTCCTTGCGTGAACTCGATCCTGACGGAGAGTACTGCTGGAACGAGATATTTCCTGAACGCGCAGTCGTTAAGACGAACGCGCTTGACTTAAAGATCGATGTGGACAAGGCACAGCGGTTTTCGTCCTTCCAATTCCGCTCGATACAAGGCGGGAATGCTGGTCTTGCCCGTGCCGTTGGTCTGCTGTGCGTGGACGATATCATTGAGGGAATCGAGGAGGCCATGTCTGAAGAACGGTTAGAGGCGAAGTGGACGAAATTCCGAACTGACTTGCTGCAACGTACTCAGGGCAATTGCAAAATCCTGATGATTGCCACCCGGTGGAGTGTGCGCGATCCAATTGGAAGATTGCAGCAAATGAACGAGAACAACCGCCGTGCCGTTTTCTTCTCTGTTCCGGCCCTGGACAAGAACGATAAGAGCAACTTCGATTATGGCGGTTCTATCGGCTTCACCACAAAGTACTACCACAAACTCCGTGAGACTTTGGACGATGCCTCCTGGAAAGCCTTGTACATGAACGAACCGATTGAACGTTCCGGGATTCTGTACCCGGTTGACGAACTGCAACGGTATTTTGACTTGCCGGGTGACGCGCCTGACGCTACGTGGGCGGTCTGCGACACGAAGAACAAGGGCGATGACTTCTTCTGTATGCCTATCGCCTTGCAGTATGGAGACAAGTTCTATATTGACCGCATACTGATTGACAACAAGACCCCTGAGGTTGTCGAGCCTCGCCTGGTTGACGCACTGCTGAAGTACGGCGTGAAGATGGCCCGGTTCGAGTCCAACAGTGCCGGCGGTCGGATAGCCGAGAACGTGCAGAATAAGGTCAAAGACAAGGGCGGCATCACGAAGATCGTGACAAAATACTCTACAGCAAACAAGGAAACGCGAATCATCGTTGACAGCGCGTTCGTGAAAGAGCATTTCCTGTTCCGCGACATCTCCAAATACGATGCCGAGTACCGCGCCGCAATGAATTTCATGGTTTCGTACACCATGAGCGGCAAGAACCGCCACGATGATGTGCCGGATGCCATGTCCATGCTTGCCGACTTCGTGCAACAGCGCGTGAAGACTACCGCTGTCATCATGAAAAGGCCGTTTTGACAGACATCGGACAAAATGCGAGCTGAAGTTATCTGACAATTATTGACGAAAGCGATAAATTGCGCTATAATATATAATGTATTAAGGTGTTAGTTTCTCAAAAAAGGGAAACTGCGCCTTTTTTTGATGAAATTATCAAAGGAGAGAGACATGGCAGACACCAACAACGAAGAGACAAAAGCCTATCGCGGCGTAGAAAGCATCTTTTTTGGACGGCGCGACATCTATACGGTTGCCGAAGACCTGACGGAAGAGAACGTGCTTGCGGAAGTCAACTCTGCCTTGGTCTATCACCTGATGAACGTGACGGAAGAGGACTACTTGTACTGGTACAGACGCGGCTATCAGCCAGTGCTTAACCGCACGAAGCAGTACAACGAGTTCATTCTGAACCGAGTCGTTGAAAACCACGCGGATGAAATCTGCACATTCAAAGGCGGGTATCTGCTGCAAGAGCCAGCGACCTACGTATCCAGAAGAAAGGGCGTTCAGAGCAAGGTCAACAAGCTTAACGAGTACCTTTACCGTTCCGGCAAACAGACCGCGGACAACAAGCTTGCCGACTGGTTTCACATGGTTGGCAAGGCCGTGCTGTATGTCGAGCCAAACGATGATCCTGACATTCCTCTGAAAGCATACGCCCTCGACCCCCGTTCTGCTTGCGTGGTCTACTCACTTCGTCCCGGCAATAAGCCTGTTTTCGCGCTGAACATCGTTCTGAACGAGAGAGAAGCAAGCATTGATGTCTTCACTAAGACAAAGGTGTTCCGGCTTCATGGCGGCGCAACTCAGCAGAACACAGCCGATTACAAGAACTATGTGACGGCGGCTGACAGCATCGTGTCTGTTGACGAAAACGCGCTGGGGCATATCCCGATTATCGAATACCGCTACAACGCGGTGAACATGGGGGCTTTTGAGGCGGTGCTTCCGCTCCTGGACTGCATCTCCGATGTCCAGTCGAACCGCGCTGATGGCGTGGCTCAGTTCATTCAGAGCCTTATCGTGGCGGTCAACTGCAACTTCGAAGAGGGAACAACTGCCGCGAAGATTCGCGAGGCCGGGATGATTGCCCTTTCCGCAATCGGAGACAACAAGGCCGACTTCAAGATTCTTGCGCAAGAACTGAACCAAGACCAGACGCAGACCTTTGTGGACAACCTTTACGACCAGGTTCTTCGCATCTGCTCCATGCCGTCCACCACAAAGGGCGGGAGAAGCACTTCCGACACTGGCAGCGCGGTCATTTTCCGCGATGGTTGGGAACAGGCTGCGGCAGCGGCACGGAACACAGAAGACCTGTTCCGCGAATCCAACCAATACTTTGATGAAATCCTGGTGGATGTGCTGCGGCGCAACGGAATTTTGGATATCAAGCCTATCGACTTCAAACTGCATTTCGTGCGGAACGAGACAGCGAACGTACAGAGCAAAGCACAGGCGGCGCAGACGATGCTTGCAATGGGCCTTGCGCCGGAACTGGCACTGAGGAAGAGCGGCCTATCAAACGATCCCGCGTCCGATGTGAAGATGTCTGAGCAGTACCTAAAGATGATCTGGGGTGATCCTACGGAAGCCGTTAAGAAGGAAGAAGAACCCGGCGGCAACCCTGATGGCGAGGCCGTGATTATCGAAGAAGACAACAACAATGGAGAGAACGCGGAAGGTGACGCCTGATGAATCTGATGCCCTTTGACGAACTGAATACGTTCAAGGCGCAGCTTGCCACGCATTTTGACGAGGAAGGGCATATCCGTTCCCGCGAAGACTGCGATGACATCATCGACGAAATGCTTGACCTGTATCTGCTGGCGTGTGCGGACGGCGCGGAGCAAGTCAATGCGGACATGGGTACGGATTACAGCATCGGCGTTCACCGCGCAGCGGACATCATTGAGCGCGAAGTAGCGGGGAAGACTTGGCGCGAACGCGTGAATGACTACTTCGAGACAGGCGGCACGATAGCCGACATTGAGCGGATAGCCGAGACAGAGATGCACCGGGACTACAACGAGGCCGGATACGTTACCGCCGAGGCCGTAGGCGCAACCACAAAAGTATGGCACTGCATGATGCTCCCGACAAGCCGCGACAGCCACATTTTCCTCGATGGCGTGACCGCACCGATTGACGGTTACTTCTACACATACACAGGCGCTTATGCAATGTTTCCCGGAGAGTTTGGCGACCCGGAAAATGACTGCAATTGCTTGTGTTACTGCACTTACCGATGATCTGACGGGATACCGCCTGACCATATAACAGCCCGACAGGCATCAATCCGATGCACACTTGTCGGTCATTAGAGCGGTAGGGAAACCGCTATATAAAACTCGCGAAGGTCATGACAAGACCGAAAAACGGAAATCACGGCAGAAGGAACTGCCTAAACAAATGCGAAAGGAACTGAATATGCCTGAGAACGAAGCCAACAAGGAAGTTGTCACGAGCGGCGAAACTGCCGAGCAGAAGCCCGAAACTAAGCCAGAGACGAAAGCAGAACCGAAGCCTGACAACGAAGTTACGAAACTGAAAGCCGCGCTTTCCCGTGCGAATTCTGACGCTGCCGACTGGAAGCGAAAATATGTCGCCTCCCTCGATGAAGCGAAGAAGAAAGAACTGGAAGCTGCCGAAGCCGCGGAGGCCGATGCCAAACAGCGTCAGGCCGAACGCGAAGAACTTGAAGCACTTAAAGCGTACAAGCGCACGAACATTTACAAAGAACGGCTGTTAGATGCCGGATACGACCTTGAAACCGCAAGCCTGATGGCAAATTCACTTCCCGAAGGTGTAGGCGAAGAGTACTTCACCGCACAGAAAACGTTTTTGCAGAATCAGCGCAAAGAGGCCGACAAGGCCAAGCTGAACAGTCAGCCCGGTCTTTCTGTCGGGATGCCGCCAAACGGCACAGCAAAGTCCGAAGAAGACGCGAAATATGACAGGTGGTTTGGGCTGTAACTCCTGTCGCACAAACATTACTAAAGAGAGGTCTTGAAACATGGCTACTACTGTTGTTATGCCGCCCACCAATACCGAAACTTATGCCTCTAAGTTCGTCCCTCGCCTGGACGAAATCTACAAGAGAGGCAGCCTTACCGCCATCCTTGATACCCCGAACGACCTTGTTCAGTGGACTGGCGCGAAGACCGTCAACCTGTTCACCTTCAGCACTGCTGGCATGGCGAACTATGACCGCAACGCTGGTTACGTTACTGGCAACGTGAATGCTGGTTGGGAACCGTTCACCCTGTCCATTGACAGAGGCCGTTCCTTCCAGGTTGACGCGATGAGCAACGACGAAACGCTTGGCATGGAGCTTTCCGCTCTTCTGAGCCAGACCGAGCGTGTTGATGTTATCCCTGAAGTGGATGCCTACGTGTTCAGCAAACTGGCTGGCACTACTGGCATTTCCAGCGCAAGCGGCGCAATCGCTTCCGCGGCTGCCATGATTACCGCTATCGACACCGCCGAAGCGCAGATGGACAACGATGAAGTCCCTTATGAGGGCCGAATCCTTTACATCTCCCCGGATGGTTATGCGCAGCTTAAGGGCGGCATTGAACGCCGCATCATTAACAGCGAAGACAACGTGAACATGAACGTTGAATTCTACGATGATATGCGCATCATCCGCGTTCCTTCTGGACGCTTCAACACTGCTATCACGCTGAACGCCCCGACCACGGCTGCTGGCGTTGGCGGTTATACCGCTACTGGCGATGCTATCAACTTCATGATTGTACATCCGAGCGCGGTCATGAAGGTCATGAAGCACCGTGTCAGCAATGTGTTCACTCCGGCACAGAACATCGAAGCAGATGCCTACCGCGTGAACTTCCGCTTCTATCACGATGTGTTTGTCCTTTCTCAGAAGGTCAAGGGCATTTATGTCCACCACGCCTGATAGATATGGCGGTACGGATTAACGAGGACGGGAGTATCTCAGTCGGGATACTCCCCGAAGTGAAGGAACAGCCTACGGAAGCCCCTAAAAAGGCCGAGAAAAAGGCGAAAACCACGAAGAAATAACAGCGAGGTCTAATCATGGACAAACTGACTATGGCAATGAGTCTTGGCGATCCCGATACCCCCGAACAGAAGATGATGGCCTACCTTGTTAAAGCCGAAAGCGTGATTTTAAGGCGGCTTGATCCGCTTGATGCTGTCGGCATTACGGCAGTGCCGGACAAGTACGCAATGCTTCAGTGCGAACTGGCGGCGCGTTATTCCTTCCGTGCTGGTGGCGAGGGTGAAATCACACACAGCGAGAACGGCGTGAGCAGATCGTATGAATCCGTGAACGATGAGGACTTGCTGCGTGAAATCATGCCGTATGTGAAGGTGGTGTCATGAGAGGACTTTCGCGTAATAAATCGACAATCTATTACGCCTTGTATGAGGGCATGGGTGAGAACGTAGTGAACGGCCTTTACACGGGCGAACTTGTTCCCACGTATTCGACACCCGTTGCCCTCAGGGCAAGCGTATCTGCGGCGCGTGGGACGGCAGATGTTGACCTGTTTGGCGTGACCTCTTCGTATTCGAAGACCGTCATTGTGGACAACACCTCCTGCCCGATTGACGAACACTCGCGCTTGTGGATCGGCATTAAGCCGACTGGCAGTACGCCGCACAACTACGAAGTGGTGCAAGTGGCGAAGTC